GATAAATCCGTCATAAATAGTAGGACCAGATAATGGAATATCATAAGTTCTAAAAGCTATAGTAGGAGATATAATTCCAGATTGAATGTAGGCCGTACCGTCTGCTATATGTAATTTGTGGGATGGCAAAGCCGTCCCTATACCAACATTTCCGTTATCTACCGCCAACGCAGTATAACCATCTACAGTAAGCTGTTCAAAATGTCCACTGTTAGGAACATCATTGCTTCTACCCGGACCAAGCACAAGTATCCTGCCGTTAGTGCCAGTTTTTAAAACGCGCCCTATGTTCTGAACTAACTCGCTAACACCAGTTGGTCTTACATTGGTCAAGCCGCCCCCATTATCAACATAAACTGTATTTCCAACACTAAAGCCATTAGTAACACCGCTTGGGAGATTCTGTGCTAAACCGAAAACGTGAACGTGGCCTTCTGAGCCAGTTGTAAGCTCTGAAGCAAGCAGACCGATAGCGGGCATCTTTGTGGCGTTTGCACAATCCGCTGGGGCGACAAGGGGCTTGCCATTAGACGAATAATACCCAGCAACATAAACAGGAGTACCTTCAGCGATAGTACTTCCAGTATCGTTTCGACATTCTGTAATTACAACACCGTCTAGGTCTCCATAAAAATATTCGGCAGTAACGTTACCGTCTATCGTAATGTTACCAGTACCAACTATATCATAGTTGTTAAGATCTAAGTTTCCGTCTAGCTGACCAGATAAAGCTGCTGACACGCCACTCCAAGCTACTTGGTTTGATCCAGCGTAAACAAGACTGTCGCCCACACTTCCAGTGATGGTGGGAAATGTATACTGACCACTCACATTAATACTATCGGAGCTAAAAGATCCATTTACTTCTAACTTATAAGAAGGAGAAGCCGTCCCTATACCAACTCTATCTGTACTAGCGTCTGTAAATAACAAATTAGCGTCAGTATCTCCTGCTACTCTAAAATCACAATCATATCCTTGTGCATTAAATACAAAATTGCCACTATTATCTATTCTTAGTCTTTGCGCACCAAACCCATCGCCCTGTGTAAGATCAAAATAACCGCCTGATGGCATAAACATTCTTATTCCATCCCCAAACCAATTTTCGATACCAACATTAGGCGAGGAGCTATTAGCGGCTTCTAAATAAATTTTACCATTAATATAGCAATCACGATCAACACCCAAGCTTCCTCCTACATAAAGCTTTCTTGGTGATGTATAAGCATATCCTATAGCAACCCCTGATCCATAATCAAAGATAGTGCTATTACCTATACTGTTAGATGTTGTCCACTTAGTAACATAAGACCCAAAAGAACTAGTAGTACCAACACCAGTAGGCACAGGTATTCCACTTACTTCTAATGAAGTAGTAAAATTTCCAGTAGCAGCAGTTATACTATCAGTAGTTATGCTATTAGCAGTTATGCTGCCGGATGTGCTGATATCATTATTTCCGAAATTCGCTGACATAATTTACCTACTCAGTAATTGTGACTGTTCCATCTTCATTCATGGTTGCTCGACCAATTTGTGTCATCTTATCTGCTATGGCGCTCATATCATATTTATATATCAGTTCGCCAAGATCATAATGTAGTTGAAATATTTCAGCAGCATTTGTGCCAAGAGCGTCTGCTATTTCTTGAGGAGTAGCTCTAGGATTTCTCCAAAAAATATCTACTCCGTGCCTGTAAGACTTGACCATCCTATCAAAAGTCGAATTTGTTATTTCTATCAAATTATTCTTAGCTTCGTTGGCCCAATCAGGTTGTTGATTATTTGTATTTATAATTGGCATAATTTAAACCCCTAAAAACGTGAGACGACACCATCTAGCGAACACACCCACCTGATGGTTTTTCCCGATATTCCGTTGACTTTAATGTTCATGCGATCATAAGTGCCGTTTGGAACAACACTAACAGACGCTGAACTCATAGACGCATCTGCAAAATTTTCAGTAATTAAGGAACCAACAATTTGTGGAGTGCCTGTACTGTTTTTAATACACCCTCTGATTATCCAGCCAGCGGCTGTATCGTCTGTATCATTATTGGCTGCTATGTGTAATGTAAAAGTTAATACCGTACCCAAAGCAACATAAAACGCAGAACTATAGTTTGATCCAGATTTATCAGCAGTTAAATAATGGTCACTAGCATCAGTACTCTCATATTGTATTACATGAAAAACTCTTTGAGCGTCTCCTTTACTAGTGAAATAATTAGTAGCAAAAACCATACTGTTAGTCGCATAATTTTTTGCTCCTTCTCCAATAAGTAGTCCTGGTGAACCAGCTTGTTGATTAGTAACAGATGGGTCAAGTTGAACGCTAAGATCTTTTACCGATGAAAACCAGTATCCTCCAGTATCGGTCGCCCATCCACCATTTTCTTGAGCAACGATGGTCGGACAGGAAAATGTTCCATTAACGTCTAATGTATTTTCAGGAGCTAGCTCAGAATAAACACTACCATCATGCATATTGATACCAACTCTGTGGTTGGTAGAATCGGTAACAATATCGTATAATTTATATGAGCTAACATATGTAGGAGGAGCAGCCTGTTGAATTCTAACCTCTCCAACAGATAAATATCCGGGATTTTCTAGGTCAGAAGGTTGATAGCCGCCAATTTTTAATTCACCACTAGCTACAACATCGTTGTTGATATTTATTCCACCAATGCCAGTAACGCTATACGTATTAATATCTAGATTAGCACCTAACTGAGGACTAGTATCTTCTACAACATTTTCCAGTACTCCAGTTAAAGAAATATTAATATGAGTATCAGGAGTTTCTAGAATAGTAAAATTATCAGAAAAATCTAGTATTGCTATGTCGCTATCACCAACCTGGACTCCGGTATGATATATGCTTAATGTTGAGCTGCCGCCAGTAGCAGTATTATCTGTAGCCCAAGCAATATTGCCATTTCCATCAGTTTTTAATACTTGCCCCTGATTTCCATCTCCGGTAGGAAAAACAAAACCTCCATTACCAGCATTAACACTCAATGCTGTAAAATTACCACTATTAGCAGATAAATCCCCATCTATGTCTATATTACCAACACCAGTGATACTATAGGTATTAATATTCAGGTCGTGGTGTAATACTGATCCTACAGGAATTAAGCCAGACCAAGGTGTAGATCCATCTCCTATATTTAGAAGATTTTTGTCCAAATCAAATCCTGGTTCGCCACTAGCTAAAACTACACTAGAATTATCAGACCATTGAACAGAAGTTCCTTTGCGTAGTTGTATAATATTTTTGGCTGGCATTTATTTTTCCTGTTTGAATTTCGTCTTTTATGGCGTACCACCATCAACAACAGCATAATACATATAAACAGGGTTAGCTGCACTAACACCACTAATTCTGGTTAGACCATCTATAACAGAAGAATTCTGTCCCAGATTAATGGTAGTAGACAGAGTGCCTACCTGTCCTAATGTAATACCACTGCTAGCAAGTTTAGTAACAGCTATGTTCGCATTGTCTGCTATATGCCTATCAAAAATTTGAGCATCCTTAATCATACCGCTTTCAATAACATTATTATTAATAATAGTATTATCAAAAACCACACTCCAGTAGTCTCCTTCTCTACCTAGATTATCCAAAGTATCTAATGTCATGGTACCGCTAATATGACCAGAAAGACTACCACTACCAGTAGGAGAAGGTAAATTAGTAGCATTGCCAAAATTTAAATAATATGAACCATGCTGATCGTCTAACAAATCAACATTAAGATTACTGACCAAACCTGTTGAAGCAACAACTAATGGAGCACTAGGTCCAGAAACAGTTGAAGTTAATGTATTACCACTAATATCTCCACTAGTATAAACATTTTCTCCTCCAGTAAATTCCCATCTGTCATTAATAGTATTCCAAACAAATTCTTTATAATCGCTAGTTCCACTAACCAGAACCTCAAAACCGCCAGTACCAAGACCACTAGCATTAACTCTGATAACATTATCTCCAATATCAACAGTAGTACTATTAACTGTAGTTGTGGTACCTTTGACCAAAAGATCTCCCCCAACAGTAACATTACCAGTAGTAGCAATATTACCACCAACATCAAGATGTCCTCCAACATTCACATTAGACAAAGTCTCTATAGTATTGGCACTAATTCCGCTAACAGTAATAAGATTAGTATCAGGATTATATTTAATAGCAGAATCAGTATACAAATTATTGGTATTAGACGATCCGCTGTCGTTATCATCAACAAAAGTTATAAAATGATCGCTAGCACTATTACCAGCATCATTTGTAATAATACCACTAGAACTTAAACCAGTTCCTTGTAAATTACCTATAAACAGTGGCGCAGTAACGTTTCCTGAGGAGACTATTGTTCCTCCGACAGTAAGATCTGATTCTACGATAGCACTATTGTCTACATACAGATAACCAAAAGTTCCACTATTACTAGCAGATAAATTAACAGCACTAATATCTCCAGTAGAACTAATATCATGAAGATTGGATATACTATTGCCTGAAGCTGTTACGGGATCGTTTATGCCGTCTATATCCGTAATATTATGAACATGGTAGCCCACATTGATTTCTTTTGACCCACCAACATCATTAATAACAATACCAGTGCCTTCTGATAGATTTGCAGATATTTCCCAGCGGTTATTGCTAGTACTATAATCAGCAATTGCTCCACTAACCCCGACTAGTCCTGTTAAGCCAAAAGTTAGTGTGCCAGATCCACCCTCTCCATTATCGTCATATACAACACTAATTCCAGAAGCTTGTCTTACAAAACCAGTAGTGACATGATCTCCACTACCAATAATATCTTGAATTATTTCTACTTGATCAGGATTATCTGGGTTTAAGCTAGCATCCCCCGTATAGGCAATCTGAATAGCTCCATTAACAACAGAAAGACCTATGTCTGTACCAGCCACAAGATTAGCATCTATTTGCACTCCTGTAATATGGCCGTTCACTCCTGTTAGTCCAATTAAAGAAATCCCACTTTGTGTAGTTAATCCGTTTAAAGAACCAGGATTGCTAGGATCTTCCATAGTAATAAACGAATAAGGAATACTATTCCATTGGGTAGTACTACCACTAGGGCCAATTTTTACTCTACCAGTATCTTGCTCCCACCCCATTTCTCCGTAATAAAGTACGGGATCTACGCCGCTCCACTGAGCTGCTGTTCCTTTTCTTACTTGTAATCTTGTATTAACTGGCATGATATAATTCTCCGTGATATATTATTTGTGACTTTATGGTGTTCCGCAATCTATCTCAAAAGTATCCATGAAATTAGTTAAAAATTCTGTTAATCCAATTACATCGCTTGCGTATACTAGAGATGTTGTTATAGCAGCACTAAATCCTGTGCTAATCTCAATAGAAGATGCTGTGCTTGTTTCTATATCCACAACTCCAATACCCTCTCCATGAGTTACCGCAGTGCTAGTCTCGATTTCAATAATATGATTAGTGTCAAAAACTTCTACAGTAAAATCGCTCATGGTTGACACTCCAACGCATCTGAAGATTTACTGTTTCTTTTCAATATGGTGACTGTTCCATATATAATTCTAACAGTATATTTGCCACCCTGATTATAATGATCATAATTAGCCTGCAATTCAAGATCATATTTAGCGGTATTGAAAGATAAAGCGTTTGTTGTGGATGCAGGAAGCAAGAAATTTATTCTTCCTTCAGATCCAACAATCTCAAATTTATATGCTGTAAGATCAGTATTTTCTGTTGTGAAAGTTTGAGTAACATTAGAGCTAGTTCTCCAAGTTAATCTAGCACACCAATCTGTAATATCAATAGGGTCGCCATTAGCGTCTTTATAGACCAAAGACATTCTAAATGAGGTTCCTTGTTCTATATTAAAATCATAATTACCAGCACTCATATGGCGTATCTCTCATCAAAGGTACTCAAGTCATGATAAAATAGTATACACCTTAACACAGATATATACTAACGATTAAGAAAAAAGCCGCCCTGGGAAGAGCGGCTTTCTCTTAGTGATAAAGATATCGCCAGAAATCAGACAGCACCAAGAAGTACTCTTCTGTTATCTAGAACAGCAAAGCCAAGTTCAGCCCAGCCATAGAAACCAGCTCTCTTCTGACGATGTAAACTATCGTCTTCAAAGATCTGAACTTCTTGTCTGACTGGCATGATAAAGCTATCTCTCTTGCGTAGGTCCAGACCCACAACAACTTCGTCTTTACCAGTAGGTGGAGTTTGGCCCAAGGTGTTGGCATAGAAGTTTTGGTATTCTTGGCCAATACCAAGCTCATCTCTGTCATGGAGATTAACACCAAAGATTCTATTAATAGCACCATCGGCTGCGGTATAAATTTCACGTCTGGTAACTTCATCAACAATATCAACGCCCCAATTTCTAATGTCTTCCATAGCTTCTGGAGAAACATAAAGATCAGTAAGAGCACCTCTATTTGCTGAAGAACTATTACCACCACCATTGCGGCGCATAACAGTTTTCATAAGGCTAACAAGTCTCTTGGTAAACTGATTTGAGGCAGCATCGCTATCAAAGACAACAATATTTCTGTCTACAGCAGCAGCAAGAAGAGTGTGCCAACCATCATCATTCATCTTCTTAACAAAGGAAGCTTCAAGGACTTCCATAGCACGACCAACAACATCCCATCTAGCATCACGAGCATATTTTAGGAGATAGTCGATTGAGGCGCCAATGTCATAGGTTGGAACCATGACATAATCACTCTCAACGTGACGCTCTGGAATATATCCATGATTAGGAATGGTGTAAGCAACGAAATCTCTTTCGGTGCCAGGAGCAAGAAAATCGAGAGGAAATTCTGGAGTAGCACCAGGAGCAAGTTGAACTGACTCGAAGATGTTATCAAGAATATTACCGCTCATAAGACCTTGTCTGAGAGGAAGCTCAAGAGCTTTGGCAAACTCCTTGTTTGCTGCTAGAGCAACTTCTCTATCTGGTGAACCAGACTTGACCAAAAGATCGGTGATCTCTGGTGTTGGTTTAAACTGTTGAGTATTAGCTGACATTATTTATTCTCCCTTTGTTCTAGTTTCAAGAAATGTTGATGTCTACTTTGGCGAAATCGTCTGCATCTTTACGACTTAAAAAAGTACCAACCTTAGCGTTGGCATTATTTGTGGTCAAGAACCCATTAGCACCCAGATATGCGGCATCACCGGCCTCTGGTGAGTCAGTGCTAACAATAGCATCTGTAGTAACTTGACCTTGGCGAAGTAGTGTTACTTTGCCACCAACTTGTACTTCATCTTTATACCAATTGACGTGCTGTTTAGTAAGATCGTAGTCAACAACATCGTTTAACAAAACACCCATAGGTGTTCTACCAGTAGCACTAGTAGCATACTCAACAAGTGCGCCAGCATCATCCATAGATGCTCCGACATTAGTATTGCCTGTGGCGGCCACAACAACACCGCCTCTTTCAGCAATTGCGCTCATGAAGAAAGAGATATCGGTGTGTGATTCAATTCTATCTGGTTTAAGAGCCATGTTATTTTCTCCCTTTATAAAGAATTATTTTTTGGTATTGAGTCTGGAACTAACAAAATCAACAAGAGCAGCGCGAGTGCTTTCTGCTGAATCTTCAGCTTCTTCACCAACACTAAGATTTACTTCGTCTTCTACTTCGACACTATCAAGAATTTCAGCAGATGTGTCTTCCGACTCGTCTGACTCTTCTGATACTTCTTCTGAAGCTTCTTCTGATTCTTCAGCCATAGACATCTTTGGTTTCTTAGCCTCTGATTCGTCTTCTTTCTCTTTCTTGGCCATTTCTTCCTTTTTAGGTTTCATGGCTGCTAAAACATCAGTCATAGCATCAAAAGTTTCGTCGTCTAAGGATTCGAATTTTTCAATAGTAGCATCGGCTGAATCATTGTCTACTCCAGATTCGATAAGCTTGGCTTTTCTTTGCATCATCTTTTCTTTTTTCTTCATCTCTTCCTCTTTCATCTTGTATTCAGCAACAAGAGTTTCTGCATTAGAAAGAGATTCTGTTAAGGATGCAATCTTTTCTTCTTGTGCCTTGATGGTTTCTTCGTGCGAAGCAACTGTTTCAAGAATAGAAGTAAGTTCTGAGCCTTTGTTTTCAATTTCTTCTGATTTAACTTTTAGCTCTTCGTCAAGCTTAGAGATCTGATCAGCCTTGGCATCAGAATCGGCTTTGCTTGCGGTAAGAGCTTCGGATAATTCAGAATACTGTTTTTCTAGATCTGAAGCTGTCTTCACAAAGCTATCTTTAATAGCTTCAGAAGATTTAGCAATGCTTTCAATCTGATCTTTAATTTCTGATACGTCTTTATCTAAGTTCATTGGTTCAACCTCCGAGTTAAAGCTTGACTTAAGTGTTGATACACCTAATTCTGTAAAATTATTAATATTTTGATCATCTTTTTTTTCTGGCGTCTGATTTATTTTCAAAATGATACTTTCAGGGTTAGCTGGCTTAGCAACAAAACCCTTTCCGCTGAATACAATATTTCTTAAAACTCTGCCAATTTTGTAATTTTCATGCTCTCCAGTACCGCCGTATGCTCTTAAGTGTTTAGTAAGGTGTGCTGTGGATTCACTCCTGGGAAGCACCTCGTATTTATTGGTATTCTTTTCTATAAGACCATAATCAAAGCCACTAAACATACATTCCATACTGACATATTTTTGGCCGTTTTCTATTTCCTGTATAAGATTTTCTGCTCTCGACCTTAGTTCTGGATCAGAAAACGCTCGGTATATTACGGATCCTGTTAATATGTGGTATTTATTTGGAAGATTATCTTCTGGAGTATCTTTATCTATAAGTAATCCGTCTTCAGTAATTGGCCAATTAGAAATAATATGACCTATAATTGTTTTTTCATCATGCTCTAAATTTGTTGGCTTATCTTCTGGGGTGCTTTTAGCTCTCCAAACTTCTAAGCTATCGAAAATATCATCATTTCTATTCCAGTTAGATGTTACTAAGATAGACTGAACATAATATAAGTCTTCGTCGCTATATGAAGCTAGACTTTTATATTCATTTTTATTTTTGTTATGCAGTATATTGTCTTTTGAAGATGGTACGGCTTGACTAGCATAACTAATAGAAGCAGTAGACTTAATCATTTCAGACAAGCCATCCGCTACTTCTACATCATAAACTTTGATATTATTCATATTTTAGGCCTTTTTGAGTACAAGTGTTCATACACCAAAGAATAAAAAGAAGACTTTATATGTTTGTTTGACTCTGAGTTTAATTCATAATTGGTCTGATGTTTAATGTCTTTGACCCAATCATTGAATTTATTATATATGGAAATGTTTTGTGGGGAATTTATTTTTGCAAGAGTATTTTGAATAGAATCCTCTGCTATTACTATATCGGGATGGCTAGCAAATAAGACTTGTGTTTTTAGTCTATCTAACTCCTGGTGTTCGGCTTTTGATAAACTCCTTAAATTTTTCTTGTTGTAAAAGGTCAACATGATGGGGTTTATTATGTCTGATATTTTATCTTGAGCTTGCGCTGCCCAAAGTGCTATTTTTGCCCCGGTTTGTGGTTTGAAGGTTTTTTCTTTTCGCTGCTCTTTGTCTTTTGATAATCTGGGTCTTCCTTCTCCAGGTACTCCACGCAACGATTCCGGGGAATCGTTAGCCAACTTCGTTGATGACATTTCCTGTTTAAGTTGTATTGCTGTTTTTTCTGATGGTTTTTTCTTTGGTAAGCTGAGACCAACTTGGGAAGGCGTTACTATGCCTAATTGTAAGGATAGTTTCTTTAATGCATTATCGAATTGTGGATCATGCCAAGGCCCAGCCTTTTTAATCATTCTGTCTGACTTCCTATCTCTGTTTTCTCTATTTAGTCTTGTTTTTTCCATATCAGGATCAAAACCAAACTTGGTTTGTAGTAGCTCGTCACTAATTAGATTTCTATCAGCTAATTGTATAAGTAGTGCTTTTTCAGCATCCTCATTACTTAGATCCATTCTGTCAAATTCTATACTAGCCGGAAATCTAAAACCCATTGCTTTTTGTACCAATACAATTTCTTTTTCCCAAAAATCCATCAATAAATCTCTACCGTACTGTAGTCTTTGGGTTAGTGTTTTTAGTGATATGAAATTATTTGTAGTGCCAGCAGCACCGTATGTTCCAGTAAGAGTTGGAGGGATTCCAAGTCCAGCATATATACTATTTAAGTGAGGTGTATATTTACCTTCTCCTAGAAATTGATGTACGTTTGTTTTGCTTTCTAGTAATTCTATATCTGGCCCCCACACCAAATCCATTGTTCCTCCGCCAACATTATTTCCTAAAATCTGAGCGAGTTTAGCTGTAGCCGCTTTTGTCGGAGCTATCTTGTGTTCAAGACTACCTAGCTTAAAAATCCTAATATTGGAAATGGCCCCATCTAATGCTGCGATATCTGCGAGTTTTAATTTTTCGATGACTGTAATATCATCCATGATTGCATAAATCATAGGATAAGCCCATGTTTGCCAATCATCTTTCTTATAATGATATACTACGACTTTGTTGGGGTCTAGAGGATAGGGCTTTCTTGTCTTAGCGGCATCTACGATAGAAGGAGGAAGATTGTTAATAATATTTTTTTCATTATCGTTTCTTGGAGAATTTACAATTTTTCTTATTCTGGCTGGTAAAACCAACTCATAAAGTTTATCGTGTACAAATGAAGATAAAGCACCAGCAGAAACTTCTACACATACAGGATCTATGAAAGTATATCTCCAAGGGATTTCTTTCTTTTCTATTTTGTATTCTGGTAAAGTATCTATCTTTAGGTCGGCAACACCTATGGCTTTATAAAGATCTTTTGCTACTTTGGTTCCAATTTTACCAGTTTGTTTATTTATAACAACATTGCCCGTCTTGTATAGGTTATTTAAAAATCTTTCGCTTCTATCTTTGCCGTTGATTTTCTTAAACCACTGCCTATAAAATCTCTCAATCCTTTTATTCTTATGAACAATTTTTATTCCTTGTACGGCAAAATCGCCCATAAGATCAATCACATTTTTGACTAAACCAACTCTTTGATATATGTCTTCCGCTTTTTTAATTACCGCCTTAACATGTTTTGGTACGGCTTCATCTGGACGAAAATAGTCATAATCTTGTCTTGTTAATCCTGGTCGGCCTCCAGTATTACCATCCAAATTAGAGAAATCGTTGTAATATCTACGACCGGCTACGGCTTTGTTTATTCCAGTATATTCTTCTAGGGCTCCAGCAGAAGCTTTGAGCGCCTCCCCTTGAGTATTAGGGTCATTAGTCCAAAAAACATATGCTTCATTAGGGGAAATAGAGGCATTTTTAATAGGCGATTGTTTATCTGACATATCATTCGTTTTGTAATGGTATTGTAATTGTATTGATAATTATATACACTAATTATCTGTAAATTCCAGTATAAATATCTGCATTAGCTCCTTGGGTGAACCAATCTGGACCTTTATACATCTCTCCGTCCTGTTTTGCGCTGCTGCTACGCAGGTTGTCTCCAATAATATCATAAGATATTGGAGCTGATTGTCTATGCATTTGTCTAGCTAACATATTAGCTATTACTAATGAGCTATATCTATCTTTGCGTAATCGACCCTTTTTTCCTCCGTGCATTTTAACTTCTGGAGTATCCCATCTATCTCTAGCGTTGGGACCATTGCTGGTTTGAGTCATAACAATAGTAGTTAATTCGTTTTTAAGCTCTTCTATTTCCATAATACAATCTTGTGCGCTGTCATATAGATTTGTGCTATCTGTATCTATGATGTCCTTGCCTTCTTGCAACATAGATAGTCCTAAACTTAGATTATCAAATCTTGGAAATAACAAAAGTTTGTCTTCTAGGTCTTTTCGTAAACCATGGTTAGCCTGTGAGGTCCATTCTGATTTAGCGAATTGTATTAGCTCTAATATGTGTAATCCAGATTTATCGTCAGTTTCTTTCGCTTTGTTTGGATCAATAGCTGGCCATATAGGCACTTCTCCCTCTTGGAGTTTAGAAGGATCATGAAGAGCTTCTTCGATAGCAACGCCACCGCCTTGAGCATCTAGTCCAATTCGTGCGCAAGGAAATATTTTCATAAGATCTCTTATTTTTCTAGCACAAAAACCATAAAAATCGTGTTCATTGACTAGTCCTGTTTTTTGTCTGTCCTGAAAATTTGATCGATTAGTAGTCCATACATGAACAACCCTAGAATGATCAGGATGTAATTCTATAATTACAATGCAAAAATTGTCTTTTTCGCTAGCGGGATCAATACCATATATGTATTCTAAATTAGGATCACCCTTGGTCTTTGCTTCAAAAATAATTTCTTTTTCGCCTATCTTGATAGGATTGGGATTTCCGGTAACACAACTTTCTATCAAACTTCTTCTAAAAAATCCTTCACTATCATTGACAAAACAGGCAGCATATTCCATGTTATATATACCAGTATGAATAGTAGCTTTGGCTCTTGATACTTGCTTATCATCCATGAAGCCCTTAGGTATTAATTCATAAGGTATTCTAATTACGCTATAATCTTTCCAATTAAAATTTTCTGGAACTTCCCCAGTAAATATTTCTTGTAATTTATTAATATCTCCTTTGCTTTCTACAATAGCCTTATATCTTTTCCAGTACTGGGCAAAGTGTTTAAAGCCGTAGTCTGCTGTTCCCGATATGATAGCTTGATTACTCTTTCTGACTATTAAGCTTTCTAATTCTGGTGTCCATAAACCAGCATCTTGCATAGCCTTTTTTCTTGCTTCCTCTTTTACATTTTCAATAGGGCTGGCACTAACAGCAGCGAAACCAGCAACGACTGTTTCGTAAATATCGGGAGATATAGATGCGAATTCATCAGCAACAATAATATGCGCTCTTAAACCTCTGATTTTGCTACCGTCGCCCATAGGAATAGCAATAGTCCAACTATCTCCTAGTCTTAATGTGCATCTATCTACATCTCTTCTAGGTCCGTCATCGTTGCCGCTAAAAATACTTCTCAGTACAGGGCTATTCTTCCAGATATTTTCCATATACTCAAATAAAATCTTACTCTGTCTAAATGCGGCCCCAACAACAACTATTTTGGTTCCTGGAACAAACGTGCATTTTAATATACAGTATAGACTCATCAAAAAAGATTTACCAAATCCACGGCTAGCAATAAACATGGGAAATGGTCTATGCCAAAATTCTTGTAGAATAACCATTTGAATAGGGTGTAGCTCTATATCAAACAGCATTTTAACTGTAGACCCAATATAGCTTGTGTCTCTCATTAGTTTCATTAAATGAGTGTCTGGATGCTCAATGTCGTATTTCGATCTGTGTATCATTGGATTTTTAATATCCAACGAACTTAAATCACCAAGACCTAACCACGCATTGTCATAATTAGCCATCTGTTAATTCCTTAGATATATGGTAATACATTCTTTTGAATATCATACCAGCAAGCTTGCTTGCGCTCATAGGATCTCCGCAAAATATTACTTTGATATTATGTTTTAATTCTAAATCCAGAATATTTTTCATGATAAACGCTGGAGAAATTCTGATTTTACTCCACATCCTTTTAGGAACATTAGAGCCTACGGGATATTTTAGTATGTCTTCAACACTAAACTCTAACAGAAAGAATGGGTATTTGATATCTTTTAGTCTCGCAATAACATCCTTAAAACGAGATTCTGTAATATTATTTGCAAATTCACTAACAGACTTTTTGCGTTCTATACAAATTAAATTTTCGAAACCTTCAATAGAATAGTCGCCAGTATCTAATTTAGCTACTGTGCTCATATAGTCCTGGAATGCCCAGGGTTGTTGTTCTCTGGTATCTACGACTATTCTGAAGTCTTCGTTTTTCATGTTGAGATTGCTAGCCAGAAACAGATTCTGCTTCTTTAGAATCTTCTTGATTCTTTGCTATAAGCTTTCTTGATTTGTATATGGCCCTCTGAACCATAGACTTTGCAACAAATTCTACGTAAGGCAATTTTCTTTTCTGGCTTTCTTCTTTTAGCCAAGAAAGAATAGTGTCAATATTCTGCTCACACCAATCTGGGCCTTTTTCGTTCATTTCTAAGGCGTGACGGCGACAACTACAATTAGATGAAGACTTAATACCAATAGTCTTTATCATGCTCGTTAGAATGCTTCCTGGTCCATCTGGGTCTTGTTCTAAGGTTTTTGGAAATTGATTATTAATGGTTGTTTCAATATCGTCGCCCAATACCATCAAGAGCTTGTATGTTAAAGATGTAATATTGATATCGTCTTGATTATTTTCATAGTCTTCACCCTGATATAACATGAATCTACCAGGAACATTGCTAAACGTAGCAAATGCCATTTTTTGCTCTGGGTGAATATGATATAAAACATCAAGCTTGTCTACAACTTGAGGTTCTGGGGTAATAACTTTATCATTCTGGTCCGTATATGGAGGAGCTTGAATAGTTATAGTTTTTTCTAATTCAATCATTGCTGTTCCTTTTCTTGTTTTTGTTAAAGTCTGATAGTAAAATTTTTAAAAAAGCTGTACTATATTGATCTTCCATTCCTCTTATCATGTCGTGGTGTTGTTTGCAAAGAGTGATACCATTATTAATCTCGTATCTCAAATGCGGAAAATCCGACCAAGTTTTAATATGGTGAGCGTTTATCTTGTGACGAGAACCACAATTAGGCCACCTACAACGAAACTTATCTCTTGAATAAACTTCTTTTCTCCATTTTTTATAAACTGGATCATTAAAGTTTCTTCTCATCTAAATAGTTCCAAATCACTATACACCATATTGGCCACTAACTGCTGAAAGTTGTATTCTGGCTTCCAATCAAGAGTTTGTCTAGCTTTAGTAGCATCCCCCTTAAGAAATT